TTGCCGCTGGCACTTTCAGCATTGGATGGGCCGCCGCCGCAAGCGCGTTCGCTTTAGGTGCAGGATTGTCTGCTGTATCACGTGCATTAGCACCAAAGCCAAATCTAGGCGCACAGCTTAGAGGAATCACACAGACGACGCGTAATCCTGCTGGCTCGCGCCAACTTGTCTACGGACAAATGCGAGTTGGCGGTCAAGTCGTCTTTATCTCGCACTCAGGCGATGACAACAAATATCTACACATGGCTATTGCCTTTGCTAGTCACGAGATAGAAAGCTACGAAGAGATTTGGTTCAACGACAAAAAAGTATGGACGCTCAGTGGCGGCTTTCAAAGCGACTGGGGTACTTATGTCACCATAGACCGCAAGTACGGTACTGCTACACAGACAGCCTCGACTGACCTTGTAAACTCAAACGTACAGTGGACTACTGACCACAAGCTGTCAGGTATTGCCTATATTGCTTTCAAACTTGAATGGGACACTGACAAATTCCCGCAGGGTGTACCTAACATCAGCGCAGTACTTAAAGGCAAAAAGGTATATGACCCTCGCGTAGGCAGTCAGAGCGCCACAGATGCCACCACATGGACGTACTCACAAAACCCTGCTCTGTGTGTCCGTGATTATTTAGTCAGCTCCTACGGCCTTGCAGAAGACTACACGCTAATCGACACTACGACGTTGGAGGCGGCGGCTGACCTTTGTGAGGAGTCGATATCGTTAGACGGTGGCGGCACACAAGACCGCTATAGACTGAACGGCGTCATAGATACTGCCAATCAAATAAGAGCCAACATCGAACAAATGCTGTCCGCTATGGGCGGCAAGATGACCTATTCGGGCGGCAAATATTTTGTTGAGGGCGCTGAGTACAAAACGCCTACCGTTACGTTTGACGAGGCTGACTGCATATCGGATATACAGACGCAGACTAAACAGTCGCGCAGAGCCGTATATAACGGCGTTAAAGGCATATTTGTATCTGAGGAGAAGAACTACAAGGTATTAGATTACCCTGCTCAGATTAGCTCTACATACGCCACAGAGGACGGCGACCCGATATACCTCGACATGCCTCTGCCGTTTGTTACTAACAACATACAGGCACAGCGGCTCGCTAAGATTGCATTGCTGAAGTCACGTCAGCAAGTCATCATTACGATGTCAGTCAACCTCAAAGGCTTGCGCGTTAAGGTCGGCGACACAATCAACGTCACTAATGAGCGCCTTGGGTATAGCTCTAAAGTGTTTGAGGTTATTGACTATGCATTGGCTATTGCCGATGGCGGCTCACTAGGCGTCAACCTCACTTGTATTGAGACAGCCTCTGCGGTTTACGATTGGAGTACATCCGACGAAGAGGACTTCTTATCTGGCGGTGAACTGGACTTATACGACGGTAGAACGGTCGATAACGTCACGAATTTAACAGGGACAGAGATTGGCTTACGCGGCCCCGATGGTCGCTTGAAATCAACGATTGAGCTAACGTGGACAGAGCCAGATGACGCCTTCATCGAGTTCTATACTGTTCGCTACAACAAGAACGGCACGACAGAATACTTCGAGGTTCAGACACGTCAGACACGCGCACTCATTGAAGGCTTAGACCTCGCAAGCAATTATGACTTTTTAGTGCAAGCGCAAAACCTTATCGGCGTAAAAAGCACAGGCACAAGCATCATTAATCGCGCACTAAATGGGGACACGACTGCACCAAGCGCACCAACAGGGGTCACGCTGACGGCAGGAATTAATCAGATAACGTGTGAGTGGACTAATCCGACCGATATTGACCTCGCATTCGTTGAAGTACACGTCACAACAACTAGCGCGACGCCCTCTGTTAGTGCATCGCCTACAGCGAAAGTTGGTGGTGAGGAGTACATTGCCACAGGATTAAGCGAAGCCACGCGCTATTTCCATGTGCGCGCTGTAGATTTCTCAGGCAATAAATCAGCATACACGGCACAAGTTAGCGCAACATCGTTACTGGCCACCTCTAGTGATATTGCAGACGACGCGGTTGGCTCTGACCAGATAGCCGATAACGCCGTTGGCACAAGCCAGATAGCAAGTGGCGCAGTAACCATTACAGAGATTGAGTCATCGGTTGCATCTTTGATAAACGGTGCGGCTCAATCAGTTGATGTCTTAAACGTACAGGTCGAGTCGGGTGACGTACTAGACTTGGAGACAGGGCAAGACGTACTTATTCAGAATCTTGGCGATGTTGCTATCTTCGTCAACGAAAGCAACACCACACTTAATAGCAGTATTTCTACCGTACAGACTAGCCTGTCGAACCTTGAAAGCACTATTGTCGATTTGACCAGCGGCACGAGTGATATTTTTGTACAGGCATCAGCGCCTGTTGCAGGTGTTGGCGGTATCCCTGACCCTATTCCTGATTTCTCTCGATGGTATGACTCAGACGACAACAATGAGCCTTATTACTGGGATGGAAGTCAGTGGGTAGGTTTGGCTGACCCGCGTATTGCAAGCAATGCGTCGGCGATTACGACATTGCAGTCAGGGCTAAATACAGCAAACTCAAACATCAGCGCAAACTCGACGGCTATCAGCGCACTCGATACGACCACAGTAAGTCAGGGCAACTCAATTACCTCGCTGTCTAGCGATGTCACGACACTACAGTCGAGTCTTAGCACTGCCGAGTCAGATATTTCTACGGCACAAACTGACATCACGACAAACGCTACAGCGATATCAAGCCTGACTACTCGCGTCACCTCGGCAGAGGGAAGCATCACCAGCATCACCAGTGACGTGACTACCTTGCAGTCCGACATGACGACAGCAGAGGGAGACATTACTACTAACTCAACGGCAATCGGTGGGCTAACAACCCGCATGACAACTGCTGAGGGCAATATCACAACTAACGCCAGTGACATTACGGCGCTGGAAAGCACAGTCAACAATGCAAGTACAGGTGTTGTCGCTACGTCTAACGCTTTAAGTGCTTTGACGACTAGGGTGACAACTGCCGAAGGTAGCATCACTACCAACGCAACAGACATCACCGCACTAGAGTCCACGGTCAATGATGCAAGCACTGGTGTCGCGGCGAACGCATCTGCTGTTAGCTCACTAGATACTCGGGTTACTAGCGCAGAAGGCACAATCACCAGCCTGTCCAGCGATGTCAGTACGCTTCAGTCAGACATGACCTCGGCAGAAGGTGACATCACAACTAATGCTTCTGCCATTACAGCACTGACTACAAGGGTGACTACCGCAGAAGGTAGCATCACAACGAATAGCTCGGACATCACAGCGTTAGAGACAACGGTTAATGATGGCTCTACAGGTGTGGCGGCTAACGCAACGGCCATATCTGGATTAGACACAAGGGTCACGACGGCAGAGGGAAGCATTACCTCGCAAGCGTCTGACATCACGGCCCTAGAGACTACAGTAAACGACGGCAGTACAGGTGTCGCCGCTAACGCTAGTGCTATCTCATCACTGAGTACACGTGTCACAACAGCAGAAGGGAACATCACGTCTAGTGCTAGTGACATCACGACACTAGAAGCATCGCTTGATGACCTGACTACCATACAAGATGAGTCAGACAATGTTATCCAAACAGAGGCGGGCAATGACCTATTGCTGAACTTGCCGACTGACGTAGCCAGCGCAACCAGCACAGCGACTAACGCCCTAGATGCTCGCGTAACGAGCGCAGAGGGTAGCATTACCTCTCAGGCATCAGATATCACAGAATTGCAGTCCGACCTGACTACATTGGATGGAGAGGTCACAACTAACGCAACCGCAATTACTAGCCTTACGACTCGCGTGACTACAGCAGAGGGGTCGATAACCTCTCAAGCATCGGACATCACCACCCTAGAGTCAGAGCTAGATACGGCTGAGACAAACATTAGCACAAACAGCACTGCCATTAGTGGACTGACAACCCGTGTGACATCAGCAGAAGGCACTATCACTAGCCTCAGTTCCGATGTGACCACGTTGCAATCTGACCTCACTTCGGCAGAGGGCGACATCACGGCTAATGCGACAGGACTGACAAGCCTGACTACGCGAGTGACTACGGCTGAGGGCAACATAAGCACGAACGCTTCTGATATCACGTCGCTAGAGACTAGCCTGACCACGACTAATGGCAACGTCACCACTAACGCCACAGCTATCAGTGGACTTGATACACGCCTTACCAGTGCTGAAGGTACTATCACGTCACAGGCGTCAGACATCACGACACTGCAATCAGATGTCACATCGGCTGAGGGTGACATTAGCACGAATGCGACGGCGATTAGCGGACTGACAACAAGGGTTACGACAGCCGAAGGTAACATCACGTCAAACTCGTCAGACATCACAAGCCTACAGTCAGACCTTACCTCTGCTGAAGGCGACATCAGTACGAATGCGTCTGCTATCTCTGCACTAGATACACGAGTGACCAGCGCAGAAGGTACGATTACAAGTCAGGCAAGTGACATCACAACGCTACAGTCTGACCTAACGACAGCCGAAGGCAATATCACAACCAATGCCACAGCAGTGTCTGGACTTACAACGCGAGTCACTACGGCTGAAGGTAACATCACGTCAAACGCTTCAAGCATTAGCTCGCTAACCTCTACCATTAACGACCCTAGTACTGGCCTCGCGGCGACCGCGACCGTAGCGTCTGGCGCATCAACAACAGCGGCGGCTAACGCAACAGCAATCACTGACCTCGAAGCAGAAGCGTTTTTAACTGTCAGTGCTGGTGGGAATATCTCAGGCTTTAAGGCTACAGCAGATGCCAGTGGCTCTAGCTTTACAATTCAGGCTGACCAGTTTGCACTGGTATCAGATGACGAGTCACAGACTACAACGCCGTTTGCAGTAGACACAACGACAGGTGTAGTCACATTCAATGCAGATGTTGAGATTGACGGCGACTTAATTGCGTCAGGCACGATTACGACAGGCGTAATACAGCAGGGAGGGGTCAATATTGACCGCTTGACTGCGGGCGTTATCGAAAACATCACAGGCTCTATAGTCAGTTCAGTTTTTGTTGCGCCACAAGATAGCGATTTAGTTGTGAAAAGCGTCAATTTACCAGCCCCATCTGATACGTCTCTAGGTCACAAGCCACTGGTATTGGTAAAGCTGGAGTGGAATATCATTCAGTCAACGAACTGGGATGACGACGGTGGTGATTTGCCAGAGGTCGAGGTATTTATAAACACGTCACCATCAGGCGGTACGGGTAGACTAGACACATACTACTACACGCATCCAACGTTTAACGACACAAACGCGCAGTATGAAAAGTTCAGTGCAACGCTTATCGGCTTCAGTGACACAGCAATCACTAGCTCGCAGTTTTTCTATGTGAAGGCAAACGTCACAAATTTTGATACTGGCTTCAGTCAGGACAAGATAGCAATAAGCAAATGTGATGTCACAGTAATAGGTGTCCGATGATTGATTGGGAAAAAATACGCAGAAAGCGCGATGACTTATTGGTGCGAACCGACTGGACGCAAATGCCAGACAGCCCTTTGACGACTGCTAAAAAAGCAGAGTGGGCAACGTATCGGCAAGCACTAAGAGACATGCCCACAAGTAACGCAAGCGTGACTGACAAGTCAGAGGTCACATGGCCTAGCAAGCCAAGCTAATCGGTATAGTGTAAAATTAACTCAACTATTTAGAAGGTTATCCAGATGTCTAAAATCAGCGAATTATCAGATGGCGGTGTGATTCAAGGGGGCGACACGCTTATCGCTGTACGCTCTGGTGGCAACGTCAAAGTAACATACGGGGGCTCTACAACAGCCAACATTGACGGCGGAACTATCGACGGGACGACTATCGGTGGGACTACGCCTGCGGCAGGTAGCTTCACGACAGGCTCGTTTACTGGTGACGTGTCATTCGGTGACAACGACAAGGCTATCTTCGGTGCTGGCTCTGACCTACAGATTTATCATGATGGAGTACACAGCTATATTGCAGATGTAGGCACTGGTGTTCTTTTCCTTCGTGGTGAAAGTAATATTGTTTTAGAAAACAATAGTGGTTCTAACTATTTTGAAGGCACTTCTAATGGTGCTTCAACCATATATTATGCAGGTAACGCCAAACTAGCCACCACCTCTACAGGCATAGATGTCACAGGTGTCATCACTACAGACGGTATGACTACCTCTGCTGACATTAACTTTGGCGACAACGACAAGGCAGTATTCGGTGCTGGCTCAGACCTACAGATTTACCACGATGGGTCTAATAGCTACATCCAAGAGGCTGGCTCTGGAAACCTATACATTCAAGGTTCAAATGCTATTCGGTTGCGTAGTTCAGCATCTTTAGAAAACATGCTAGAGGCGCTTGAAAACGGCGCAGTAACGCTTTATCACAACAACTCAGCCAAACTAGCCACCACCTCCACAGGCATCGACGTAACGGGTACTGTGACGGCTGATGGTTTGACTGTAGATGGGCTTTACGGTTCAATTTCTGACACACAGGGACACCTATTAAAGATTGACGCCAAGTCAAATGGAGCAAATCCAACACTCGAACTTGACCATGACTTGTTTGGCGCAGGGTATGTTCGATTTCTGGCGGATCGTTCATCTGGCGATCTTAGAATATTTACCAATGGCCTTCTCCGCCAGAATATTGCTGACGGCGGAGACATCAGCTTCTACGAAGACACTGGCACGACTGCGAAGTTCTTCTGGGATGCGTCTGCGGAGTCTCTTTCTATAGGGTCTACATTGCCATACGCAGGTCAAACGCTAACTGTAGGCGCAACCACTCCGAAGATACAATTAGACAACGGTGCAGGCACTATTTTAACCAGTCTTTCACACGATGGAACTACAGATAATAATGCAACGCTAATGAATCAGCGCAGTGGTGCCTTTAAGTTTGGCACCAACAACACAGAACGCATGCGTATCGACTCAGATGGTCGGGTTGGAATCGGGGCCACACCTAATGCAAATGTTTTGCTTCACGTCCAAGGAGAAATAGGTACAACAAACGGTACTGCTTCTGACCCTACTCATACTTTTTATGGCGACCCAGATACAGGTATGTTTAGACCCGCCGTAAACACCCTTGCATTTTCTAATAACGGCTCTGAAAGTGTGCGCATAGACTCAAGCGGCAACTTGTTGGTTGGGAAGACTTCTGGCCCTAATTATAATTCTGTAGGTATTGACCTGACGCCTTTAGGTGAAATTCAAGTTACTGGAGATAGCCGTAACCCTGCGACATTTAACAGGCAAACAACGGACGGCGATATTGCAGTATTCCGTAAAGACGGCACAACAGTCGGTAGTATTGGTACTGAATCTAGCTACTTAGCAGTAGGTAGTTCACACGGTCAAGGTGGTTATTTAGGTTTTAGGTCAAACATGGTTTACCCGTCAACCAGTACGGGTGGAAATAGAGACGATAGTATTGATTTAGGTGGCTCTTCTCAGCGCTTTGACGATATTTATGCTACTAATGGCACTATCGTTACTTCTGACCGCAACGAAAAGCAAGACATTGAAACACTGTCTGAAGCAGAGCAACGTGTAGCTGTAGCGTGTAAGGGATTGTTACGTAAATTCCGTTGGAAGTCTTCAGTAACAGAAAACGGTAACGACGCACGTATTCACTTCGGCATCATTGCTCAAGACTTACAAGCCGCATTTACTGCTGAAGGCTTGGACGCTGGACGCTACGCAATGTTTATTAACTCAACATGGACTGATGAAGAAACTGGTGAAGAGCGTTCACGAATGGGTGTGCGTTACTCTGAGCTACTTGCTTTCATCATCGCCGCTATTTAACTAGGAGAAAACTAATGGCTACATGGACTATCGCAAACCTTGAGCGTAACTTGGCAGACGGCGGTGTAACCGTTGCACACTGGCGTGTTACTGAATCTGAAACTGTTGGTGACGACACATTCACTGCCTCTGCATACGGCACCTGTGGCTTTACACCCGACGCTGATGCTGATGACTTTGTTGCTTACGACAGCCTAACAGAAGCTGACGTATTGGGCTGGGTACACGCAGAGGTAGACCAGAGTGCTACTGAGGCGGCACTGACAGCTAACATTGAAGCGCAGAAGAACCCTGTATCTGCTGATGGTATGCCTTGGTAATGGACTTGTCTATCATCACAGATATTGCGAACATAGCCACGGCGGTTGTTGCGACAGCCTCCATAATCGCGGCCCTCACCCCAACGCCTAAAGACGACGTTTGGATTGCTAAGTTGTACAAAGTGTTGGAGGTGTTAGCCGTAAACATCGGCAAAGCAAAACAGTAAGGAGAAGCTGACATGGGTAAAGACGAAAAAACCCCCATCACAGTGAACGACAAAGAGTACTTCATCGAAGACATGACCGACGAACAGGTCACGTGCATTAACCACATCAAAGACCTAGACCGTAAGCTGTCCAGCGCAAGGTTTAACGTAGACCAGTTATCAGTAGGTCGCGATGCGTTTGTAAATATGCTCGCACAATCCCTTGAATCTGAGGTCATATCTGATGAGGATTACGACGAGCCTACTGCTGGCGATTAGTATCTCAATGCCTGCCTTCGGGCAGGATATTGAACCAGTCCCAGAAGTTGACCCGCCGCCAGAACTACCAACGGACGGTAATGGTGTTGAGCGTGATAACGGTATTCGTAACGAGGGTGATTTGAATACCAATCAGATTGGGTCAAACAATAACAACCGCACGACTAACAATTCTGGCCCTAACGCTGGCTCAACAATGCCAGCCAATACTGCTGTATCCCCTAGTTTAATGTCCAGCGGTAGCGAATCGTGCCTGCAATCTATCTCTGGCGGCTTACAACTAGTGGGCATTGGCGTGTCGTCTGGTAAATACATTCAGGACGAGGAATGTAATCGCCGAAGGAACGCAATAACCTTATCAAATATGGGCTTAAAAATAGGTGCAGTCAGTCTGATGTGTCAAAACCCCAACGTGTGGCGCGCAATGCTCATGGCGGCGACACCCTGCCCAGTGGTAAAATACGGGAAGATAATTGTCGGCAAAAGAGCAATGCTAGAAATCAAACAGCGACCCGAGCTTTTGATTCCTGACTACCTCGACGACAAGGACTTCTACGACGCAATATTGGGCATGGGGGTGGAGACAGATGAGGCAGAGGTACCTACTAGCAGTCTGTCTGAGCGTTACCGTACCAGCTCAGGCGAATGAAATAGACAACCTTATCAACGCCTCGCAAGATATCCGCAACACCTTCAAATACGGCATACAAGCAATTGCAGGCGCAGACTCTTACGCAGGCCAAGGATGGCTGACGCCTGACGGCACTGTAGACCAAGGCTTACTCGACAAAGCGAAGCAGGACGCCTACAACGCCGCAGTCTTGGCGGTACAGAATCAGACCTACACCTACGACCCCAACGCACAGCAATACTTTGACGACCAAGCCTCGACCGCTATGGACGCTGTCAGTCAGGCGATTGATACCTATGTCGAAGCCGCACAGGTGTTGATTGAAGTTGCGACCGTAAACGAGATGGCGGTGGACGCGGCAGAGGCGCAAGACGAAAGACAAGCAATGGCCCTGCAAGAGTATATCGCGGCCAATGACGTCACCCTTGAAGACCAAGAGGTAGACCAGTACAACGATGCGCTGGTAGCCGTACACGAAGCCACACAGGTAGCGGCGGCATACATGGCGGTGGCTAATGATGAGACGCTGTTAGAGCAGGCTAATGACATGGCCTACGACTTACGAGTCACCTACCAAGAGGCGGCGAGTGTTTTTTTCGATTCGGCCACGCAATCAGTATGGGTGTCGTTTGATGGCGGCTCTACTATCCAAGGACTCAACCTCGCTAATTACTATGTGACCGTTGAGGAAGTTTTAACCGAAGGCGAGACAATGCCATTCTTCTACACATCCCCAGAAGGTGGTTGCTGGTTCGCGGCTGACCCCGAGGCTTGTTATCAAAATGGCGATTGAAGATTTAGAGTTAAACGTCGGCGGGACGCAGATAAAAGGTGTCTGGATTGCTATATTGCTGTCATTTGCGTCAACCATTGGTGGCGGTATCTGGACAGCATCAGAATTCTTTAGCCGTCTGGAGGCGCTAGAAGCCGATGTCAGCAACGCTACGTCTGGCACAGCAGTCATAGAGGGTAGATTCGAGGACTTGCGTACAGCGCAATCTGAGACGCTACAGGGCTATCAGGTCAGTATATCTAACATGCAACAGCAACTAGACGACAATAACGTCGGCGAATTACAGGGCAAGTTGAGTGAGCTATCGACCAGCCTGTCACAGATTATGGAGTTACAGCGCGACTTATTACCGCTACGGGATAGGGTTGCCGCAGTAGAGAAATCGAACAGCGAGACTGTCATCACAGTCAATGCTAAAATGGAGGCACTGAGTAACATTGACGAACGCATTAAACGTCTGCAAAGAGATATGGATGATGCGTGGACTGCAATGGATGAACTTGCCAACCCACTGGGACGATGACATGAATCTTGCTGAGGAAGCACTTTCAAAGTTAGCAACGCATGAAGCGCAATGCGAGGAGCGGCTAAAGCGGCTTGATGAAAAAATCGACGACACACGCAAGGACATTGACGAGGTGCGCAAAGACCTTAAAGGTGTCAGTCACTCAGTCTTGGCTATCTACCCTTTTATACTGGGCGCAATCGTTGTGGCGCAATGGCTTAACTAATGTATCAATTTCATACTGACCACCCTACCCCAAATGTTTACCTCGACATTGCTCGTGGTTCAATTAGCAATTCAAAGATTGTCCACAAATTTGGCGCTAACTTTGACATCGACCAAGCGACTGACCCTGAGAGTGTATGGACTGGCGGCGGACTTTACCCTTGGGCATCACTAGCAACGGCGCAGACTATTTACTGCCTGTCTACCAGTGCAAGTGACACGACTACCCTAACCCTTGAAGGGCTAGACGCTAACTATGATGAGATTACCGAGACGGTAACTCTGACAGGACTTACCGCAGTCACTACGACTAACCAATTCCTCCGCGTATTCCGCATGACTTACGACGCAGAGAATGTGGGTGATATCACAGCACGTGTTACAAGCGCCTCTGGGACGATTGTGGCGAAGATAGACGCAGGGTATGCACAGACACTCATGGCGGTCTACACCGTCCCTGCGGGCTATACAGGCTATCTCGTGTCCCTTGACGCAACCATTGACGGAACAAAGACCTGTCAGATGCTTATGTATCACCGACTGGTAGGCAAGCCGTTTAGAATTGCGCACGTTGCAGAATCAGATGGTCACTACCGCTACGACTTCATTGCGCCGCTCACTGTGCCTGAGAAAACAGACATCGACATCCGCATTGATAACGTCAGTGGCAATGACGCACGAGTCACTGCTAACTTTGACCTCGTGCTTATTAAGGACTGATTATGTTGCAGGCATTGATAGGTCCAGTGGTCAATCTAGTTGGGGGACACTTTGAGCGTAAGGCTGAAGAAAAACGCGCAGTACATGACCGCAAGATGGAAGCAATTAAGCAGGATGCCAATTGGGAAAATATCCATGCAAGCAATGCGGCTAATAGCTGGCGCGATGAGTTTTTCTCTATTCTCTTTAGTATTCCTCTTGTGCTTTGTTTTATTCCACCTCTCGTCCCTTATGTTCGTGACGGTTTCGAAGTGCTGGAAACCATGCCAGAATATTACCGAATGCTCTTGGGCGCACTTGTCGCGTCAAGCGTCGGCATTCGTGGCCTTACTAAATGGAAAAGCTGATGTATAAGCACTTTGATATCTCCGAGTTTCGTTGTCGTGAGACAGGCGAGAATGACATGAAAGAAGAATTCATTCACATGCTTGATGAGCTACGCGAGCGTTGCGGCTTTCCGTTCACTATCACCTCTGGCTATCGCTCTACACAGCACACGGCAGAGCGAAGCAAAGAAAAGGGCGGCACACATACACAGGGCATTGCGGCAGACATCGCTGTATCAAATGGGTTTCAGCGCATGAACCTCGTACACGAAGCGCTCAAGATGGGCTTTGGTGGTATCGGTGTAGCCCGCACCTTCGTACACGTGGACATGCGAGCCACGACCCCTGTAATGTGGACTTACGGCTAGTCGTCAAACCAAACCTCTAACGAGCCGCCGTTTAAATCACACAAGGAATGGTTGCCAGCTTCATACGCTTCATCCCACGTTTCGTACTCAGCTTCAGACGTGTGCATTTCACCACCGTCTCGGTCAATTATTGTAAATCCATACATAGTGCCTGCCTCGTTAATTAAGTCGCATGCTAACGAAGCCGTCGAAACGGCGAGCTTCAAACGGTAATGAAACTCGTCATTAAGTAACTTAGCTGAAGAACCCACAGCATTTTTAGCTTTTTCAGCTATAACAGCGGCATCATAAAAGTGTTTTGCGGCAAATCTTGTTGTCATTTCAGCATCGCTATATGACCCTGCTTTTTGACTATCAAAAATAATCACTGCGTTTTTCATGTCGTCTCTCCTCTCAGTTGACAAGTACAGCCTGCATCACTTTAACAATAAAAGCAAATTATTTATCATAACGGGGTTGCGCGTTGCCTTGATTGGTGCATAATAGTGATGTTCCATGTGGAACATTGAAGGGAGAAAGCCAATGCAAATTGCTATCAAAATAAGCAAGCAGGTTAATGACTGGGATGAGTTCGTTGATGAGCTAGAGGGCATCGAGCGGACCGCAGTTGCTGACGACTACGACGAGGACACCAAGGTAGTCACACTGCTTGTTGACCGTAAATCAATTGACGATTACTACCATCCTGTCGGTGGTCGTTATCCGATTGAGTTTGAGGGGCGCACAGAATGGGTCGAAGAGGTTGGCGTCTGTGTGCATTCATGTAAGTGGCATGACCACGACATCATCAACGCAGAGCAAGTCTGCTCAGAACTAGAGGGGTTCACCTATGTCGAGTAATGAATTTGTACCGCCAAAGCTAATCAAGTCAGACATCATCGAGGAGCTTGATTCGTTGGTAGGTCAGTTAAGTGATTTAACAGCACTAAAGCCAAAGCCTACACAAGAGTCGCACATGGATGCGCGTTTAGCGGATTTCCTAGAGCTTGCCGAGCAGGACTTTATACGCGGCTGGACTGACTGGGAGGAAGGCGTTCAGCATAAGGAAGGGCAGTCAGAGGCTTACAACGCTGGCTATGCCGACTGCTACGAGTACGAAAACAGAGGAGGTCAGTAATGACTGAAGGGATAGTGCCGATACACGGCAAGCAGTATAAGACGGTCGCGTACCGCGTCAATGAGTTTAGGACGCAATACCCTGACTACACAGTTAGCACAGAGCTAGTAGAGGCTAATGACACGCTAGTAGTGATGAAGGCAAGTATTAGCAACGAGCAAGGCCGTCTACTAGCCACAGGATTTGCAGAAGAGGTCAGGGCGGCGAGCAAGATTAACCGCACCTCTGCGCTAGAGAATGCCGAAACGTCAGCCATAGGCCGCGCACTGGCCGCGCTAGGGTTAGCTGGTACAGAGTATGCATCTGCCGATGAGGTGGCAAACGCTATCAGCCAGCAGAATGACGGCGAGTTTTTGGAGTTCATGCAAGCAGTCAGAGACAACTTTGATTGGGTGATGTATGCCAAGGAAGCTATCGCCAACGAGGATTGGCAGTCGC